CCTGATCAAATGATACACCTAATGCTTTAGATAGTATCTCTGGTATAGCACCTTCACTTTGATCTTGACTCTTACCATCAATAATCTGTATGGAATCCATAATTGCATTGTATACTGCTCGATCTCTACACCATTTCTCTGTCTCAACAATCATGTAATCTGTATCAATGTCAGTTTTAACATTGATTTCATTAACTAGCTTTGCGGCGTTATTAAGAACATCATCAGGAGCTTGAATCTTTCTCAGCTCTAACTCGAGCACTTTACCCGTAGGTAATTTGTTGTTCTTAGCAACAAACTTAACTATAAGGTCAAATACTGTAGTGTGAGTACCTTCGAAATACTCTTTCTCCAGATACGGTATTACCCGCCTGCAGTATTCTTCATTATTGAGTAGGTGACTCAGTATGTGAGTCGGTAGTTGATTTGATATGTTCATTTGTTTCCTTCGCTTGATCATTAATTATACTTGATAGAACATCACCTAAATAGTTCTTAAATTCTTCAGAACTTTCTAGTTCATCAACATTGCGTGGGCCTGCGTCCTTGACATTATAAGTAAACGATAGAGTTGCCATTCCAAGAGTTTCATCCTCTTTAATAGATACCGTACCGTATACAACAACTACTCCAGAGTAAGGAGAATCGTTTCTAAACTTGATCCCCCAAAACTCTGACGAGGCATTCTCTACATAGGTATAATCGTTCGGTTCTATGTAGTTTTCCATTAGTCTGTATACTCGATTTCTGGATCAAAGTCAATTAGAGACTTATGGCCGATCTGGTATTGCTTGATTAGGAACTCTCGGAACTTCTCAGTACCTAGAATAGGTTTCCAGAAATCATCGGTCTTGGTATCCTTCTCTCTGACTTTAGGATCTACTAGTTCACCAGTTTCTTGGTTAACCACTTGATACCAGCCGTTAGAAGGTTTAAACACAAAGCCACCGGCGATAGCAATATCAAGAAGACCACTGTTACGTTCAACACCACCATCCCAAGAAACCGATACGGGAATCTTAGATTTTTCTTTAACCATTCTTGACTTTTCAACATTGATAACAAAATCATAACCTGTAACTTCCATTCCTTTCTTGTTCTGTCTACGGCCCAGAATCCAGATATTATCTGCTGAGTAGTAGATACCAGTACCACCTGATACAATAGCTTTAGGGAATAATCCCATTTCTTGATATGTATGATTGACTGCCAGTAATGACACATCTTTCATAGTCAAGTAAGGTGTAACCATACGGAATAGACCCTTGATAGCTTTGGCACGAGACATATCAGCAACTGATTTCTCATTCAAGGCGTCTTCTAATTCTTTCTTAGAAGCAAGGTTACCGATAGAATCAATGATGATAATGACTTTATCTTTACGTTCAATTTCATCTAACTGATTAACTAGGTCAAACTTTAGTTGTTCTACATCAGTAATCGGTGTGTGTAGTACACGTGTGGTATCAATACCGAATGCTTCAAAGTATGACTGTGGTGAACCAAACTCGGAATCATAGAATAACAACACTGCATCTTTATGTTCTTTAAGATATGCACCAGCCATTAGTAGGGCAAATGAAGTTTTAAAGTGTTTAGACGGGCCTGCTAATACCGTAAGTCCGGATGTGAGTCCACCTTGTGGGTCACCCGAGAGCGCCACATTAATCATAGGTACTTCTGTTTGCACCATGGTTTTCTCACCAAAGAAGATACTATCAGCTAGTACAGCCGTAGTTTTGATCTTTGAATTCTTTTTAAGTTTATCCATTATAGACATATTAGTATTTCCTCTTAGGTTGAAAGGTTGCTGACATTCGCATCTCTCTCTTGGTTCTTGCTTTGGCTTCTGCCTTTTTACGCTTACGCTTAGACGTAGGCTTTTCATAAAATTCTTTCTCTCTTACTTTCTGTAAGACCCCAGACCGTTCAACTGCTTTCTTGAACTTTCTAAGAGCTACATCGAAAGGAATTTCCTTTGGTGGTCGTTTGTCCTTTGAATTCCTATTAGGCTTCGGACGTAAATCAATACTTGGCATATGTTCTCCTCTTTTAATTATTAAGTATATTATAACACATTTTACTGTGATTGTAAAGTGTTTTCTGCAACTCTTTTTCTCAAATCTGATGTTGAAAATCTATGGTCACGTTTGTTGAAATAGAACTCTATGTCTCTTTGTCGACACAAGTCCTTACCTGTAAACTCTTTATCCCTGTATTCTTCACCCATAATCTTAACATGGATTTGATACATACCAAGAATATCTAATAGCTCTTCTTCGGTATTATATACTAGGATTTCATCTACATATTTGATAGCAGATAACTGTGCTTGTCTCTCTACTATGTTTTGGACTGGCTTATTCTTCTCTGGTCTATCTACTGACGGATCAACTTGAAGTGCACAGATTAAATAATCACATGCAGTCTTTGCTTCTCTTAACATGGATACGTGACCTGCATGTAGCAGATCAAATGTTGAACACGTTATTCCTACCTTCTTCATCATACTTGTTCCATATAAATGCCACAGTCTAATAAAATCTTTAGACCTGGTCCGTTAGCTGAATCGTAATAATTATGATAATAAACCTGAGTAATACCACATTGGTGTATCAACTTAGCACACTCAATACATGGCAGATGTGTGCAGAATATAGCTGCACCGTCACACGACTCTGTAGATTTAGCCACTTTAGTGATAGCATTTGCTTCGGCATGAAGGACTTCGGGATTACTTTTACCAAGTTCATCTTCGCAGGTGTTATCCCAACCAGACGGCATTCCATTGTATCCGATAGATATGATTCTATTATCTTTGACAATAATAGAACCTACCTGTGCTCTAACTGCAGAGGATAACCCTGAGAATGTTATTGCACAGTCCATGAAGGCTTTCTTGAATTTAGTTTTCATTTGTTTTCCATAATTTAATAGATATATTATAACACACTTTCAATCAAATGTAAAGGGTTATTATAGCACTGCCTTAATATATTCCATATCAACGATTACAGCACCATTGCCGTCTACATCAACTGGCATGGTTTTAGTCCAATCCAGAAATACTCTTTGGCCTTTCTTGAGGTGAGTTGCTTCAGGTCCTACCATTAGTATTAATCCTGGTTTCGAACCCTTAGTAGTATCACCTGTAAGGATGATGCCGCCTGCGGTTTCCGTTTCTTTTACTGTCTCTGTTACGAGTACATTTTTTCCTATCATTTTCATAATTATCTCCTATTTGTAAAATATATGATTATCAATTGTTACTGTTCTATTTAGTGAATCTGCCCAATACGGATGAACAGAGTCCGCATGATAATGGGTTGACCCTTCGGTTACATCCCAGACTTCACCCCAGTATAGCTTTTTCTCAGTATATGCTTGGGCGATCTTATAAGATATGTTCCATGTTTTTGAGTCTGTAGGCAGATCAGATTTCCCATCGCAGTACCAAGAAAATTGGCACATGTTAATAATGGGTACTATATCTCCCTTCCAGTTTACTCTTAACTTGGCGTCGTATATAACTCCACATATAGTATCTGGATAAGATGACATCGCAACTCTATTGTATACTACTTCTGCCACGGCCATCTTTCCTGCAAGGGGTTGATTACCAGCTTCAAAATAGATGTTCTGAGCTAGACAAAAAGTATCTCCGTTTTCATCCGATGCATCAGCGTATGGAGAAAACATTAAGAATAATATCAATACTGGCCAAGCTAAGACACAAACCCAAACTAAAATCTTCATAGTTATTTCTTCAAATTTATCAAACATCATATCATTTCCTGCATTAAGAATTGTAGTCTCATTACATCCATAGCGACATCGTGTTTAGCATCGTGGGCAACAAACTGCTCCTCAAGGCCTGGGACTATAAACCCATTCTTAATGTCCTTATTTAGAAGTGTCATACCTTCAATGGTAGACCGAGTGTCACGAAGTTTCCAAAATGGATATGGGTCTGGTTTACATATTGAATCCAAAAACATTGGATCAAAAGTATTACCCCTTGTATAAACTCTATCGACATTATCAGGGCTAGCATATGATGTAATCCAAGACTTCAGGTTACTAATCGACATATCGGATTCTTGTGGTTTAAGTTGTTTCTGAGCTTCGGCTGATTGTTCACCCCACCACTTCAAGGTATTAGGATCTATTTTCCTACCGTAATTGTGCACTTGATCAGCAACATCAAACTTAACAGTAGCTACTGAATCCAGTAATTCCTCATAAGTGTAACCTTCTTTAAAGTGACTGGAATCAAATACCAATGCTGCTAGAGATACCACTGCAGATTCTGCGTGGTTAGTTCCTAGTGTTTCAAAATCATATATCAAGCTTTTCATTTATATACTCCCGTAAATTTACTTTTGGTTTCCAGCCTAGGGCTATCAACATTTCATTATGTACTGTGCCAGCCATTCTATTACCAGGTTTCTCTGGTCTCATCCATGGAACTGCATTGCACATTTCACATACATCAAGCATAGAATATGCAGTATTATTACCGATACCCCATCCGTCACCCGAACCCCACTGCATGACCAAGAGTAGTCCATCTACTGTGTCGTCAATATGAGTAAAGTTTCTTTCTTGTGTGCCTGGCTTTGTAACAGGTAATCTGTTGCTCTTCTTTCTTAAATTTAAGTACTTACCAATGACCGTTGAATAGTTACCTGTATTAACTTCACCATCACCATATACATTATAGAAGTATACAATCGCATAGTTTAGGTCATTCCAAGAAGCATAGGCCTCGAGTAATTCAGTGTTCTGAGCTTTAGTGTAAGCATAGGGACTCATGGTCTTACCATCTTCTCCGATAGAGAATTTAGTAGATGATCCAGAGTAGATTAGTTTAGCACCGGCCTTCTTAGCAAACTCTAATACTTTAGGAAATGAATGATAGTTATAGTCCATTACAGTATCATAATCCTCAAAGGATTGTTCTACTCTAGCGTATTCTCCTAAGTGAAAGATATGATCGAACGTAGTGCCCTCGTGAAAATATAGACTAATACCCTGACAGCTGCCAGTAATGTATTCTACACCTTCGTGATGATTATCAAACGAACCATTTGAATAGTTATCCAAACTGGTAACTTGATGACCTTCAGACACTAGCTTTTTACATAGTGCAGAACCGACAAAACCGGCACCACCTGTAACTAGTATATTCATTGTTTTCTCCATAATAGTGTATATTATAACACACTTTGGGGCAAAAGTAAACCCCTAATTGTCACTTTCTTTAACAAATATTCCATCAATCATTGTGCCTTTACGGTCTTTAATATCATCATAGGCTACTTTCAAACAATGCTCCATAGATATACCATTCCTTACTGCGATGTTGATTAGTACAACCATAATGTCGCCTATATCATCTGATACATCTCTTTGTTTACATATGTTATCTGATAGTTCACCTACCTCTTGAATCAGCTTGGCTAGTTGGTCTTTATCTGTAGCACCTTTAATAAGATTTCTAGCGTGATGCCAGTCCTCTATATGTTCTATGATATCCCTCATATTAGTTCCTCGTTCATTAATAAATTTCTAGTATGCTGCCAATCAGTGACTGCATATACTTGTTGTGGGTTTAACTTTATTGCTATATGGTAATCGTTACCTGCGGGGTCTGTTCGGTCTCCGTAGAATTTTATGCGATTAGTATTTCCGAATTCTTTAAGTATCTGTGCTTTGTTGCAGCCTTTGTTGAATATGTCAATACCAGTTTCTCCGCCGACATCTACTTGTAGGTCTGGAAAGTGTTCATTCAATTCTAAAGCAATCTGTTCTCGTTCTTTAGTCTGACAGTCATACTCGTAGTAATCTTTGCGTAGGTCATTATCAGCGTTCCTTCCCACTACACTAAAATTACACATGCCTGTTCGGTTCTCAAAATGTAATCCTGAACGATGTGGGTATGGGCTCATGTCTAGTTTCATTGCCAAGAATGCTTCAACCTGTTTAGGTAATTTCCAGACGCTGGAGAGTATTCTATTGTCTTTCATATAAACATCATTGCCGCTACAGTTGTAAACTTTGACACAAGCATTATAAACCGACTCACCAACTTGTTCTAAGGTCTTTGGTCTATCACTGCCTGTAACTAAAAACACTCGGTGTCTTCTGGCAAAGCATAGAAACTCCTTTTCAAATTGAGGATCAATAGTTCCTCTACTTGGTGTAAGTGTTCCGTCCACGTCAAATATGTAATCATGTATCATATCAATTATTCCTGAAAATGTCTCGGGTATAAACTTTGTCTAAACAGTCTTTAAGTGACTTGTCTAATCTATTAGTTACAATAAGATCGGATAGTTTTTTAAATTTGGATAGGTTGGTTTCTACAACACAACCCATGAATTCCTTTGTGGTTATACTAGGCTCGAATATGATAACCTTAACACCATCATTAACTAGTCTTTCAATGATACCCAGTATTGCTGAACTTCTACAGTTATCAGAACCAGACTTCATTACCAATCTATGGATACCTACTACAGATACACCACTATGTTGATTTATGACATTAGTGATCCAGTCCTTACGGTTGTCATTAGAGTGCACAATACCTTGTATAATATTATTGGGTATTCGTTGTTGTTTGAAATTAGCCAATAGCTGTTTAGTGTCTTTAGGGAAACAGTATCCTCCGTATCCAAATGATGGGTTGTCGTAGCCCTTGCCGATTCTCTTATCTGAAGTAATCCCACGGATAATTTCAGTAGGATCCATACTCATAGATTCTGCATACATATCAAGTTCATTAAAGAATGCTACTCTCATAGCCAGATATGAATTAGCAAATAGCTTAATAGATTCTGCCTCTCTGGTACCTACATAATATACTGCAGGATCTAAGCCTTGAGGTATGATTGCTTGAACGATAATCTTAGCAAAGTTACGTGCAATGATACTCTTGTCGCCTATTACAATCCTTTCTGGTCTTAGACAATCACGTAGTGAAGTACCCTCTCGCAAGAATTCTGGAGAGAACATGATGTTCTCCTTATTGAACTTCTCTCGGATAGAATCAATAAACCCTACAGGGATTGTGGACTTAATTACAATGTTTGCAGTAGGGTTGTACTCCATACAATCTCTGATACAGGACTGAATAGAATCGGTATTAAAGTAGTTCTTGTTTTCATCATAGTCGGTTGGTGTTGCAATGATAACCCATTTGGCTCCAGTATATGCATCTTCTTGACTAGTAGTTGCCGTGAGTGATAGTGTCTCTTTGTCCAAGTATTCCTGAATGCAAGAGTCGCCGACCGTTGAGGTTTTAGCATTGACCAGATCAACTCGGGCTTTATCTATGTCCAGAACCGTCACAGTGTTATATTTAGCCAACATAGTAGCATTTGCCATACCGACATAACCTGAACCTACTACTGTTATCTTACTCATTGAAACCATCCTATTATTATATTTAGCATTATTAAATACACGCAAACAAGGTTAGATATTACTATAAAGGTTCTGATATATGAGATATGGTTCTCATTATTAACATCATATCCATCCTCTTCATCAAACGATCCTAGTGCGTGTTTCCATATTGTCCATAACTTATTCATCACTTTCTCAAATATGCATCTACTAATGCATCACCTTTCAGTTGTGTTCCAAATGTATGTATCAATTTGCCGTTCTGAGTTCGTTTTATTACACCGTTATTATATTCGGTGTCTGTCACACTCTTACCACCGGCCGTGTCTTGGGGTCTGGTATCGTATGCCATAGAGCTAAGCGAATGTGCATGTATACACACAGTGTTTTTCGCCCATAGTTCAGCTTCTCTTTTGTTCTTTATAAATTCTACTTCTTTTGTATATTGTGTCATAATAATTGATTCCTCATTACATAGTCTAAAGCTCTAATAGCTTCTTTATCAAGTGGTCTATTCTCATACCAGTTTCCAGTATCCATATCCAACTCTCTACACATCCATGCAATTTCTTTAGCTGTTATAGGGTATTTAGCCTGGATAGCATTACCCGCTAGGGCAACCATTATCTGATACATCTTATAATACCAACCAGAACCACTTATGACTTTATAGTCTAGTTCTAGCTGTTTAGGAAAGAATGGACAGTCCCTATAGGAATTCCACTTAACATCTGTATTGGTGAGGGAATTCTTGGTATGGTTTATCATTGCTTCTTGCATAGATTTGGGTAGTTTATCAAAGAATGAGCTGCCAGTCTTTTCTATATACTCATGCGTATCCATCAATACTTCTGGGTCCATTGGAGAACCTTCATTAGTAAAGATAAAGTTATTAGCATTAGCATACTTACCTGGGATATAATACATCCGTGATAAATCCTTAGTTTGGATATCACCCATCTCGCCGAGTTCTGTATTCAATGAGAACCAGAAGTGTTTAATCTGTTCTCTATCAACCTCTCTTGTAAGAGGGAATACCAATCGGAACTTGGGAGTTTCTTTAGTAGAAGATGCAGTTGAATAGCACACAAAGTGATACTTGCCACATTTCTGCTGTAAGAATTCTTGTAAGTCTCCTTCAAAATCATCCACGTCTACAGCACACCAGCCACCCCATTTGGTGACATTATCATTCTTTCTGGTCGTACCGGATAGATATGATGCTGGAGACATGAGATAAGCAGAAGTCTTATCTTTTCTAGGGATTGCTGCCAACTTATAAAGAACCTTTTCAAATTCATCAAAGGTTTTAAAGTCAATTCTATTGACAGTAGTGGTCTTATATAAGGATTGAAATAGAGTACCTGAAATCATAATGTATATTATATCACACTTTGGGGCAAAAGTAAACCCCTATTTTAAATAAAATCTGACAAATCATTGCCATTGAAGTCAATGTCTGCCGCTTTGGGCATCTGTTTATATTTATCCCAAACTCGTGAGGGAGCAACATGGAGTCTACCATTCTTCTCTACTAGCTTGAAAGCGCCTGGCCAGTACTTCTGTAATGCCTTAGAGCGCAGTAGTCTACCATCACCAGCATGTACAGTATCTGTGTTACCGCCTTTATATTGGCCTGTGGTAGCTTTACCCATGAGTAACTTATTAAATAGGATTGTACAATAACCCTTATCTAACACTTGTAGACTATAGTCCGTATCTTCGATACAATCGTTTCTATAGTTTATGTCTAGGTTATTATTAACTAGAACACAGCTGTATGCTTGTCTATTGATAGCTAGATGTACAGTTTTAGTCCAGGCAAACACAACGTGAGACAAAGAAGCAATACCGATATTATCAAACCGAGTAACTATATGTTCTGCGGCCGCTAATACATTTCTTGTATCTTTTACTACGTTCTTACCATCTTCTCGGATTCTAAAATCTTTTATGTTATCATCTAGTTGCCAATGGTATTCAGCACCTATAGAAATCGAATGTTGTTTACAAGCATTTCTAACATATCCAATGCCTTGGTTGTCTTTATCCATCTTAACCAATTGTGTTGAATCATAGTGTTCTAAGTAGTCGTTATAATCTTGTGGTTCTACTACTACATAGAATGGAATATCAACATCGGATAGAGCTTTAGTAGTAAGCTTTAAGTCACTCCGGCCCTTTGACGGGACATACATTGGAAATTGGATATCAGTTTGTGCACTTAAATTATCAAGCACTTCTTTGCTAAAGTCTTCTAACCAATCATTAGTCACTAGTCTAAAACCTCTTCTATGTCAGTAGTATCCATCTGATCTTCATCAATGTATCTCATAAGAGAATGAGCTTTCTTATCAAGAACTGGGTACCAAATACTTTTGGTTCTATGGGTCATATTTCTTTGACCGATCAGTTCTGCAAATTCTCTATAGTCCTCTTCATTTCTAAAGCGGATCTTGATCATCTTATGGGCTTCAGCTTGTGGCTGGTTAAAATCTGGCATACCATCCCAATCGTAGGGTGTGGTTTCCTCTTCGGTTCCATCAAGTACAAACAAACTCTGTGGTTCATAGTTAATGGATTTATTTACGTCTTTATTCGACATCTAGTTCCTCCTGCTCATTTAGAGTGTCACTGTTATTTAGTTTAACTAATCGCATACCATAATTATTGGAACCTTTAGGTATCTCAAGGTCTGGCTTCTTAGTCGGTTTAGTGTTTTGAAAAATGGTATAGTCAATATGATGATGCCATCTTTCCCATTTACGAGTTATCTTAACTTCATCTGGATGTTGAGCATGTAGTGACTCTGCAAACTCTCGTCTTTCATCAAACTTCTCGTCACCCTTACGGTCATGTTTAGTACCTGCTTTCTCAATACTATAGACCTCTTCGGTATTACCACCTTTCATTGTAAGAGTAGCAACTTTACCACATAACATATTATTAAATAGGAATGTATGGAAACCTGATTTCATTACGTTTAATGACAGGTCGGTATCCTCATTGAACTTACCACGCCAAGAGATTTTCGGATATATGTCATTGGACAATAAGATGCACGAATATACTCGGGTATTGTGATAGTATGGTGGACGTTTGGTAAAGGCCGGACAGAAGAACGCATAGTTCATACCAGACATTTTAACATCGGTATACCTATCAGTAAAGTCTTCGCATGTTCTAAAGCACGTAGGTGTTGTCATCTTGGTCTTTCTATTGTTATG